CACCTGCAATGGCTCCACAAGCCGCCGCAGGCGCAGGTGAAGCAAGTCTAATAGATAAAACAACTGCAATGATCCGCCAATTGGCCGCTAACAAAGTATTAGGCAACATAGCCAAAGGTGGCGTTGGTGTTGGACTAGCAGGTTACAGTGGCGATACAGGTCCCGCAGTTCCCAGCACAGGTAGATTACGAGGCAGTGAACTTAATCCATTAACAGGCGCACCATGGACTAGAGAAGCAATTCAACAGTATGAAGCAAACACAGCGATGTTTGACGCACAACTACCACCACCCCAATTTAGACGATAAGGAATAGCAATGACCACAGCAGAACAACTAACATTAGTTTTTAACAACAATTTTATAGCATACTTTAGAAGTCATGCCGCGCATGTGAATATCACAGGCCGTAACTTTAGAAGTGACCACAAGTTATTGCAAGGTGTTTATGAACGCAGGCAAGAACAAATTGATAAGATTGGTGAAATCTTACGCACAATGCAAGAGTACATGCCATGCAGTATTGGTGATGTAATTGCAGATGCTAGTATACCCACTGATGCTATTGAAGGCACAGCAGACTCATTGTTAGAATCTGTGATGATGGATCTAGAACATTTATTAGATGATTACAAAGCATTGATTATTATTGCCCAAGATGAAGCGTTAGAAGAAGTTAGTAACTACGCACAAGACCAAGCTCTAGATTTAGAAAAGAGTATTTGGATGTTGCGTAGTACGTTAGAATAGTTAAGACACCGGAACACGATCAAGAACTAGAGGATTTTGTGTCTTTCTAATCTAGGTATCAACTAATTGGCAGGAGTAGCTTGTGTTGTGTTCAAACGTTTATAGGCGTAACTGCCGCGAACATCGTAGCCATGACGAGAGTGCATTTTTAAGAAAGCATCTTGGTCACGGCGCATAGTTGTGCTACAGATTATAGGCTGGTTAGCAAATATGGCGAATCTTTCCCATAATTCTAACATGTCTTGTACAAGGCGCACACGAGTTTTGGCAGTTTGGTTTAATGCTACATGTGCCATGCGAATGACGACCATTGGGTCATCGCTCCATGGTGCTCTATCGTTAGATTTAGCCCAAGTATAGGCCAGTAAGGATCCATTAGGATCTCTGGCGATTGACAGTAGTTCTGTCGTAGGAAGATAGAATTGGTTGACTACAGCGTATGTTATATTTCTGCTGTAAGCAACAGGATCGGGATTGAATATAGTATCAATCTCTTGTTGGAAATGTTGTTGTGCCATGGCAACGATGTCAGGCACATCATTTCCGCCGGCGGGGGTCCAGGTAAAGTTCATGCTATTCCTTTCAATGCATGATATTTAAGCCTAGAGCCAGTCATAGAATTAGAGTATAAATATTAGCATGGAAAAGACTAAACAAATAGAAAAGCATAAGCCAGGACGTGGTGGTAAACGTGAAGGCGCAGGCCGTCCCAAAGGTGGCAAGAATTTGATTACCATTGAAGGCCTGTTGCAACAAGTGTACACACAGGCCCAAGGCCAAGATTATGAAGAATTATTAGTAGCTGACTTCTTATCAGCTAGACAGGGTAATGATCAAGGATTGTTGTTAAAATACCACAATTTGATTCTTAACAAGGGAATGAATAGTTTAGCTAAAATTGAAGTTAATGATAGTGAAGATGCAATTGAAAGTAAGAAGTTGGCGTTTGCAGATGCATTGGCTCGCTTAACTGGAATCAAACAGGAATAAATATTATCATGCCGTTGATTAAATCTACAAGTAAACAAGCATTCAAAGAGAATGTTAAACAGGAAATTAAAGCAGGTAGACCTGTTAAACAATCTGTTGCTATCGCTTATGCTACAAAGCGTGCCGCGGCAAAAAAGTCTAATAAGACAAAAGGAAAATCAAAATGAATGAAGCAAAAAGTCAAAAAGCAGTTCCCGGATTTAACGCGGCAACAGGTACTGATAACAAAGGTTACGATCGCGGTTCAATGAAATACTGTGGTAACATGAACCAGCATGGCAATCCAGATGCACTAATCAACAAAGGCCGCGGCCCTACCCTAGGTGGCACAAAGATGCCTGCTTGTGGTAAAGAAATGTTCATGGGTTCAGCCAATCCACAAAAGCGTCAAGCAGTAAGCGATGGCGCCACAAGAGCATTTGAACCAAGTGCTGGACAAAATTACAAAGGCAACGCAGACAAGATCAATGTAGGTCGTGGCCCAACTAAAGGAAATCAATTATGAGAATCGCTACAGCAAACATGCAGGCCAAGCCAATAAATCAAAAGCGTGGCCCCACAACCGGTAATGTTGCTACTGGTGACAAACGTGCAACTTTTCAAGCTGAAAAGTCTACCTCTGGCAGTGAAAAATCTGCATTAGCTAAAATGGTTACTGATGCGCTTGAAATGCGTGGACGTGGACAAGCTGGAGTTACTAATCCAGCATTAGAAGGCGTACATAGTAACACTGGTCCTAAAAGAAATCCCACTGCTGATAGTAGCAGAAAACCTGCCATTAATGGCAAGGCTTTAAGATCCGTTCGTTAATATTATGAGTGCTTATTTGAGCTCTGGCGCCGTAGGTGCAGTGGGTGGTGCAATGGATCCCATGAATGGCATGGGAAGTGCATTTCAAACTCAACCTGGCCAAAATCCAAGTCCAGATAGCACATATGGACCTCCTAAGGCTCAAGGCGGTATGGGCTATGGACCTCCACCCGGCCAACTTGGACTAGCAAATGATCCAAACCTCCTACCAGATTCTATGAAAGGCAAAGGTCCATATCCAATGCCAGCTACCGGCGGCCCTGATCCTATGTTTGGTGGGCCCGTGGACATTGGTGGCCCTGGTTCACCAGATCCTATGCCAGGTCCAGATCCAATGGCTGGTTTTGGTTTGACGGCATTCAGCGGCGGCAAATCTTCGGGCGCCCCAGGAGGTCCACAGATAGCTTTACCTATGTTAGGTGCAGGCGGACAACAACAAATGATGCCAGGCACTCAGCCTATGCAGACATTACCTCCAACAGCGCCGGGACCAATTCTAGGACCGATGCAAAGTCCTGGCCAACGTCCAAATCAAAACCCACAGTACCAACCAGGTACAGGATACCGTGGCATTAATGCCCGCAATCCATATGGAGGCGAAAACACTGGTGCGCCAATGCCACAGCCGGGTGCAAATGATCAATTTGTACGCCAACAATTTGCTAAAGGATATGGTCCTGGATATATTCCTGGTATTCAAAATAAAGGTCCTAACTTTAATGGCGCAGGACTAAGTCCAGGCCCCAGGCCTCAACAAGCACAGGGTCAAATCAATCAAATAATGCCAGGCGCGGCAAGACCACAACCGCAAATGAATCCTAATTTTGTTGGCGGACTAAGATCTGCACCACAAAATTATCGTCCCCCAGTTGGTGGCCCAGGTGCACCGCGAACACAACAACAAATAGCACAAACATTTAAAACCGGCAATGCTGGTATGCAATATTATAGATAATGCCTTAAAGGCATACGTATAAATACTAGGGAGATATAAATCTTCTTAGTATTTTATAGTTTAGATAGGAATAGATATGAAAAAAACAACACCAGTCGCGAGCAACGTTTGGGATGATCCCCAATTAGTGCAAACGCCCGCACCCTTTGCAGTAGAGGATACTCTAGCAGAACCTGCAACAGCACCCCAAGTACCAAAAAGCACAAGTAATGCAGACTATGACTTAGATGGTCTAATGACAGACTTTCCAACAGCCAAAGATCTAGAACGTTTTGTCTTTGATGAAACCGGCATAGTATTAAACTTAAAAGGTCGTGCCAATAAGTTAAAATATCAAATTGCCATGGATGCTCTTAATGGTGTAAGCGTAGATTTAAAGTTTCAAGGTGAAAACAATCCTTATATTGACAAGGCTGAAATGGTTCCTGTTGAACCACTGAAACCTGTACCTGCAAAAGATCCCAGCTTGCCTGACGTCAGTGAAGTGCAAAACGTATTCTTAAGTGTAACTGTACCACACCCTGAAACAGAATCTAGAGCACAGGATAAAAAAGTTCATTTGTTATTCCGCAAATATAAAAACGGCATGATCAGTTATGAAATCCTAGGCCCATTAGAACAACGTGAGCATGGCAGTAAAATTGATAAGTTTGGTCGTAATCGTCCTGAGATTATCAAATGGGTTGATCCTAGAACTGGTGAGCAAGTAGTAGTACGTGAAGATGGATCATTAACACCACAAGGTAAACGCTTACGTGCTATGATGCAGAGTATGCGTGTTAATAAAACCAATCAGTGGGAAGTTTGGATAGATCGTGAATTCAT